GCTGTCCAGTCCATATTACCCATTAGAACTTCAGTGAGATGTTCTTGCTTCTGAATCTTATCGAACTCATTAGCCGCTTCTATGAAATATCTCTCGGCTGAATCTACTGCATATCGAAGGTCATCATATGGGTCATCACCATCGAACGCTGCAACATCCTCAGCAGGTTTACCATCTCTAGGTTTATCATATGAACACGCTCTAATTGCATCAATCATCATTGGGCAGCAATTAGGATGCCCTTCGTGTATAGACTCATTACAACGGAAAATCTGTAATTTGGGAATATTCTTTTCCGGCTCAGCCGGATTAAACATTCTCAAATACGCTTGATATTGTTCCATTCCTCGATTCCGAAGAAGGAACATTGAATATTCTTCATTATATACTGGCAAGTCAACAGGAGGAATAACTGGCTTCTGAGTCCACCTTAAATATTCATGAAGTAACATCTTACCAGAAATACGAGAACCCGGAGAATTGTTGCTAAGTTCTATCGGTTTACCCAATGCAGATTCAATCTGCTGCTGGATGGTATGTTCTTGTCCTCTATCTTGTGAGGCAGACCGACAGAACTTAATAACCTTCGGATTATCCCTCGTAACATAGTCTCTGACTATTGGTGCCCATTCCTCAATCTTAGTCTTTAACCAGTAAAGTTCACGATATAGATATAATCGCTTAGCAGGAGATATTGCATAGAATCCAATATATGTCATCGCTGCGAATCCCCAATCACCAATGACCATCTTAGGCCACCAATTGGGGATATCAAATGCCGGTATCACATGTAGGGCATTTTCAGGTTCATCAGGATATTGTCTATCTCTAAATTCGTCAAAGACTTGGCCCTGATAAGCGTCCCAATCACCAAATTTGCGCGCTTTACGTTCTGCTTCAGATGGTATACCATCAAGCCGAGCGCTATATTCAGGGTCAGCATGAGGATTATCAACAACTGTAGAATGAACGTAGAATCGTTTAACATTACCCTTACCTACGATTATTTTTCCACCGTCTGGATAAGGGGTAACGAAACGCTTTTTAGTAAAAGTATGCCCGATTCCACCAGGCATACCCGCAGCTCTTATAATAGATGGAAGTTCAGGAACCTTAGTCCTAACCCTAGTAAAACCAATGTAAAGATAAATATACTCAGTGAAAGACGTAAGTTCATCGGGAGAGAATAGATTGATTTCCATTGAGTCATATTTGTGAACATCACTTTCTTCCTCACAATGACCCAGGAAAATCATTGCTCCTTCGTTTGAACCACCAGTTCCACCGAATTGGTCGGGTCTTGGAAAGGTCCAGACCATATCAGTTTTATTAAAAGTTGCACCGAACTTAGGGTAAATTTCACGCGAGCGAGGAACGATTTCATTACGGAGTTCTGGGAAAGTTCGACGCATAAAGACTTGCCTGAATAACGGATTCTCGTGCCAACGATGTATGAGTCCGTATACAAGCAACACGTCAGACTTTCCACTCGCATTCCCGCCTCCATAAAACGCTTCGAATATTGAAGTAGGTAGACTTAGGAATGTCTCCTGCTTCCTATTAGGTTTCCAGAATCCCTTGTCGAAAGACATTTATCGAACTTTATTTTCAATTCGATTAATCTTCGCCCCTACTGCTGCAAGTCCACTCGCACCGAGTAGTGCAAGTAGTGCTTTATAAACTTCTTCATTAATATATCCAAGTGAATATACTATAGTTAGTGCAGCTGTAAGAATAGCAACGATGTAAGTCTTTTTGCCCTGCAACATACGTTCATCTCCTTAATGTTAATTAATTAGAAACCCCTGAGAACAACTAGAGCGTTAGCAGCGGTGCTACGAATAAATCCTCCCGCAACTTCATGCTGTCCATCAGTCAATGTTAGATTGACATCAGCCGAAAAAGCTACAGTATTGGATAGTTCTAATGCAGCCCCAGCCGTGTCACAGAATAGTAGACAGCGTTTCGCGGGTAAAGCGTATACAGTATTCTGAACTAGAGTGAGAGGATATCCTATCTGTAGACATTCAGTCATATATCCTACTTTGGTTCTTGAACTAAGACAGTTAGTGAACAAGCCGTATCGGAAATAGCATACAGTTCATCATCTTTCTCCATCCGAACTGTAATCGCTTCTTGACTATTCATAACATATCCATTAGATAGAAGAACAGTCTTATCTCCAACAGAAGCAGTTCCGCAAGCATGTAAAATCACTAGAGTATTTGCTTTAGATGCTAGCCAAACTAATTTTCGCACATTTGGAACGAAATAAAATTTGAATCCTTTAATCATAACTATTCCTTTACATGAACAACCTCAAATACTTTTTCGGTTCTCATCTGGGGGGAATAGAAAATGAATGTCGGTCCACTATTTCCATTCAATCCTTTAGGAGATTCAGGTTCCATAGTCTTAATTACAGCAGACATATCCTTCGCGATACCCGCGATATCTCTAGCCTTAGCCCCTTCAATCTTCTCTTGTGTAAGACTATTAAGGGCCATGACTAGTCTATTACGAGCTTTCTTAGCTACACGTAGCTTCGCCTCATTGATATGAGTGAGATTAGATTGAACATCCATCGAAGCTGTAGAATTAGAACCGTTAGCGTAAGCGGATACTGAGGAAGGACTGATACCAAAGTTATTCGCTAATTCTAATGCGCTGGCTCTACCTTGTATGGTAGATTCCTCGCCAATCATTTGTCTTAGGGAATTGGGGACTTCTACATTATCAAAACCTCGCCCCCGTTCTATCCTAACGACTTCCGCTATTACCCTATCATTATCTCCCGGAGTTCCGCGTGGATTACCACAGGGTATAGGTAGACATGGAGTTAGATTGCCCAACTCCTTATCAAAGTCCTTATCACTTACGATGCCCATAGCCATATTCGTTTCCTCGTATTAGTGCGAAGCACTACGAGACAACAAGAACATGATTCGTAGAAGTGATAGTATCAGTCAGAGTTGTAACACCAGTCAAATCAAATTCCTTCGCAGGACCAGTCAATTCATTTCCCTGATAGAACTGAATGACCTGACGCTTAATATCTACTGTAAATGATGTGACCCCCGCGAGTGCAAGAGTTGTAGCCTGTTTCGCCGGACCCGTCTTAGCTGTAACTGTCGCTGAACCAGTAGGCATTTCATGTCTCCTTGATTCAATACCACCAATCATTACGGTTAAAGAAGCTCTTACCCTGATTCCTCGCATCTTTCATGTTCTGTGCATGAGTTCCCTGAAAAAGATGCCAGGGATTGAAACATCCTTTTCTATCACAACTATGGCAAATCTCTAATCCTTTCCACCAATTTCCTATAAATAGTTCATATGAAAGTCTATGTGCTGGCTTCTTATCTACTGTTGAATATGTTGACCAATCCTCGCGTCTAAACCAACATCCCTTAATAGGTTCTATCCACATAGGATAGAATAGAATCATTATAGTTGAAAAGGAATATTCATTAGGTCGCATTAACCACATGATTGAAAAGAATTCATCATTGGTTAAATGTTTACATATATTCCTTTCGACCTCTATCACTTTTTCATCAGGAAGGAATTCAATATTAGGCGAAAGTTCAGTTCGGATTTCGGTTTCCATGACTCATTCTGAACCCGAATGAAATGAATGTCAAGCGAAATCGACCAACTGAAATCTTAATTCCGGAAGTCATGATATTTTTAGTTTTTTTTTAGAAAATTTATCCTAAGTCAGATGATTGCTATGGGGCAATTTTCATGCCAACTTTTGAGATTTGCACAGAGGGGTCTACCGGTATGGGTATTGCTTGCAAGGTTGTAACCTATTGAAAACAAAGAACTTACAAGAATGTAATTGTGATAATAGTATGACAATATAGCTCCAATTAGTGTAGCCTTGCCCTGAAATCATACACCAATTTATGTAGGCTGTAAGTGATTGACTGGACTGAGGTTAGACGGCCCTGCCTCAAAACGGGGCACGGGAGGCTACAGAAAGTGGAGATAATGGAAAACTGTTGAGAATATCGACGCGAAAACATTAAGAAAAACACGCGGTCCGCTGGCACGTCCGATGCAATAGAGTAGAGTGTCGGGACGGCTCATTGAAAACGGAATACAGGGTTGGCGAGTGTCCTAAACAAAGGACACAAGATGCAAACTAAGGTCGCAAAATTCACCTTCAGCATTCCTGAAGGACACCCACAGGCCGGAGAGAAGCTTGAGAAGAGCTTCGATTATCAGGTCTGCGATAACGAAACGGAAGCTACTACTGTTATCACAGAAAAGAAGTGGTCTGTGGTCGGTATGGTTAACGACATTCTCAAGGCTAATGCACGGTCCAATGCGTACCAGGCCGCGTTGCTGCCGTATCGTCCTTCGGAAGTTTCTCAGGACGATATCAAGGAGCGAATGATTCGTGATTACATTCGCCTTGGTGTTTCGGAAGACGCCGCGCGCAAGCAGGTTGAAGCTTTGCTGGCGGCCACTAACTAACTGACACTCGCCGAAACTGTATTCCGTTATTTTTAACCACTATAGGGAGAACTATGACATACGATGAATACAAAGCCGCATGGCACGAAGCGCGCAAACCGTTGACTGTCGAACAAC